AGTAGTTAACTCGTTTACTAAACCTCAGTGAAGTCTAGCTATGTATGGTTAACCCCAACGTATCTAGGTCCCCGAAGAGATATCTGGACGTAACTGCCAAAGTTGTAGAGGAATGGTGCCTCCTGACAGGTCAAAGCTGTCGTCGATAATGTCTTCAGTACTTAAAGTACTAGAGAGCAACCCCTAGTCCCTTTCAATGTAATAGTCTTCTTAAATGAAAACTCAATGAAGGGCTCACACCCCGAGATCGGAGAGTGAATATTATATTGAATCCAAGAACTACAACCAAACAGTTATGTAAGGTATAGTGATGGTGAATTCGTTATATAATACCTAGAGACCTCCTCATCCTGAGGAGTTATCGAAATTAATCCCAGTTTAACCGCTGGGTGCGGGGTGGTATTATATGCTTAAGTTATCAATTACTATAAGCCTTAGAGTGTAACGTCTCCTTTTCCAGGAGTGGCTGCGGCCCCTGCTTGCAGGGAAACCGAAGTTTAAATGTTTCTATCTTATAACGTGTTCCAAAATTTAAAATTTTTAAATCGTAAAATACGTTTGGATGCTTCATTTAATGCCATGATCTAGGTAAAACTAGGTCGACCGATGGTAAATTACCTTTTATAGGTAGTTCGCCTAATCGGTGCCCGTTTATCTCGAAGTTACATTAAAGTAATTATAGTCTTCTAGGCAAAAGTTCACAAATTAGTTAAAACCAATGGTTTTAAATTCACTGTGATTTTCTTGAAAGCCCAGTATGTTAACTTACAGCAAACTTTAGGAGGTTTACCTCTTAAAGATTTGGGACCACTTAAATGTCGTTTCTCAAGAAATAATATAGGTTTACCTAGAATTATTCCTTCCATACACCGAAAACGTATTCGTCAAGGTGATATGGCTGTGATCCGACTTTGGTTGTCACTGTTTTCTATCTACCGGGTTTTTACTTTTCCTTATATTTTAAAATAGGATAGTATAACCAAACCTTAGAATCCAGAATCCAATTAGGAATTTTTCCTTAAAGGATTTCAAAAATTCTTACCGGTTTTTGTTGGTATGCTTTATACTCACTTTAAAACTACTTGGTTAGATCTTTTAAAGACTGACCGTAGAGAAGCTATGAACTTATTAAAACTTGAAGTTTTCTTCACTAATAATAGTTCACCTTCTTATAAAGGAGTACCTGCTTCATCACCATATAGTTTACTATCTGCCCTTTTATTATGGGGAAGAGATCCTACTTTGATCAAGTCTTTAAAAGACTGGACTCGTGGGACAAATTCTTTTATGTTTAATACTTGGTTTAACCAAGGACTTAAACATGTAAACTATTTGATTCAGGATAAACAGTGCATTAGAAACAATGGGCGATTAGGATTCAAGGAGGAAGCGGCTGGTAAATTACGAGTCTTTGCTATGTTAGACATTATAACCCAATGGGCTTTTAAAGGTCTGCATAAGCAAATATTTGAAATTTTACGCCTGATACCTCAGGATGGAACCTTTGACCAAATAGCACCTGTAAATCGTCTATAGGAATCTATTAAGAAAAGTGGAATTAAAAAACCTCTTTACTCTTTAGATCTTTCTTCTGCTACTGACCGGATTCCGGTCATTTTAGCTCAGAAACTATAGGCTGAATTTGTAGGTGACAAGATGGCTGAAGCCTGGAAGGTTATTTTAACCAAAAGGGATTTCCATTACCGGTACCAGCAAGAAATTTCTTCTGTAAGATACCAAGTTGGACAACCTATGGGTGCCTTAACCTCTTGGGCCTTGGGTTTAACTCTACTTCATCATGCTCTTATCCAGTATGCAGCTTTTAAAGCTAAACTTACTGGTTGGTTCTCTGATTATGCCCTACTAGGTGATGATATTCTTATCGCCAACGCTAGAGTAGCAGAAGAGTACCGTAGAATTTTAAATTCTATAGGAGTTGAGTGTGGTATTGCTAAATCCGTGGTCTCACGTAAAGGTACTGCCCTTGAATTTGCTAAACGGTTCATTTACCGCGGTGTGGACGTTTCACCGATTCCTTTAAAAGAAGTTTTAACTTCAGCTAGAGGTTTCGGACCATCTATGGAACTAGTTCGGAAATTCCGACTAGACCTTGCTGGTTACTTCCACTAGTTAGGTTACGGTTATAAATCTTAGTCTCGACTAGGAGCTAGCCTAATCAAACTACCTAAAAGACTGCGTAACACAATCTTGTCTTTCAGATCTGGTTTAGGAGGTTTCCCTCTTGTCCCAGTGTACGAAAGTCGTCAAGATTCTGTTCGGCAATCTATTCTAGATCAATTTAGGAATAAACTCTTATATGATTAGGACAATAGTTTAAAGGTCTATGACCTTTATCCGAAAATCCACTCCATATACCCTTATTTTAG